CAAGATGCCGCTGTTAAGAAACAAGATGTTGACCAGAAAGGTTTTGCAGCTGGCATTCAAGCAGTTCAAATGATGCGTAATAACGAAAAGGAAGGCCCGACAAGATCTGAGCAATCTCATAGCAAGTCGAAGCCTAAAAAACCAAATAAAAACAAGGAGGTGATCGCATGACAAGGCAAGAGGAAGCAGCTTTCGAAGCCAAAGCTGAACGACATTTTAAATCACATCCAGAGCTTCCTAATGGCCGAAATGTTTGGGCTTGGAATAGACAACATCAACCTGAAGCGGACAAAAAGTTTAAAGAGAATTTTGATCGTATATTCCCCAATGCCCCTGGCTTTGGGCTGTAGTTTTCGTGTGGGCGTATCCCATAACTAATTGTCGCCCTATGAGGCGTTAAAAAGGAGAAGCAAATGCCATCAGAACAAGCAGTTGAAAATCAAGGAGTAGAAGAAGTATCTGGCAACACAGCAGAAGTAGACATTTTTCTTTCACAAGGAATAGAAGGGCCTTCCGAAGCAGAGCTTAGGGGTGAAGATATAAACCAAGAAGCCAAGACTACGGAAAGTGAACCAGAAGTTAAAGTGGAAGAAGAAGTCAAGGCAAATGAGTCCGAAGAAGAGACTGAGACCACGGAGGAAAATACGGCCAACTCCGAGCCGAAGGTTGAAAAAACTCCAAAAGGATTTGTTCCATTAGCTGCTGTACATGAAGCCAGAGGGGAGATTAGGTATCTCAAAGAGCAAGTAGCGCAAATGCAAGAGCAGCTAAAAGCTGCTAGCACGCCGAAATCCGAGGTTAAGGACGTAGGTCCTGAGTTCGAAGTTCTGTCAGACGAAGACTTCGAAGACCTTGCAGAAGATAACCCAGCGCAAGCGGCTATTTATCTTAGGCAATTAAGTGCTTATGAGTCACAGCAGCGCGCAAAAGCTGACGAAGAGCGTAGGCAAGCAGAATTTGCACAAGCTTACGACAATATAATAGATACCTCGGTAGCTGAGATCGAGAAAATAGCGCCTGGTATTTTTGACGAAGATTCAACTGTACAAAAGGAGCTTATGGAGTTTGCAGATACTTTAGGTTTTTCTGAGGATCTGTATTATCTCACGAACCCATCTACAAAAATTATTCTCCCCGGAGAAACTGAACCACTACTCTTGGGTGAACAAGCTGCGACAATTCTGGGTGTGTTAGTTAACGCTAAGACAAAAACAAAGGCGCCTGATACTTCTAAACTAGAAGCTAAACTCAGAGAAGAAATTACAGCTGAAGTTATGAAGAAGTTTAAAAATTCCTCTGAGTCTTATAGAGGACTGAATCAGGTTCCAAAAGCACAAGGTGGTACACCTGAACCTGCGTCTTTTGCAGATAAAGTGCTTACCACAGAGCAATTATTAAAATTATCGCCAGCTGAATATGAAGCGTATTTAGCGGGCAATTAAGGAGAAATTAAATGGCTGATGTAACTCGTACTAATCTGGACGTGGTACGCCCCCTTGGAGGCGTTCCGTTTGGAAATATGACAATCCTGCCTTTCGAGCTCACTGTAGCGGCTGGAGTTCTCGCGAACTCGGACAAAGCTACGGCTGTAGCAGCTACCGATGTAATTTACGTCGGTACTATTCCGAAGGGTTTTAAATTTTATGATATAACTGCGAAAGCAATTGCCGCAGTTGGGGCCGCCACTTCTACTATTGATGTAGGTTTTGAGTACGTAGATGGTGTTGACGTTACTGCGCTCCCTGAAGATGCTGATGCATTTTTCGATGCTCAAGCTACTTCTGCGGCGTTCTTTGCAAGGGGTTCTCTGGCTAAAGTACCGCCTATCGCTCTTACCAAAGACGCTTATCTCACCATTACCGTTAACACGGCTGCGTGGGAAGGAACTGCAACCCTTTACATTACTCTGATCGGAATCTGCGATCAATAATTTTTAACATAGAGGTTTAATTATGCCCGCAACTGAATTTGCATTAAATGACCCCTTGGCGGTCCAACGGTGGTCAGGATCACTTGATGTAGAAGCTGTCAAGAAAGCCTATTTCCCTAAGTTTATGGGAACCGGTAAAGACAGTATTATTGTTATTAAAAATGAGCTCAATAAAGCAGCTGGTGAGAAAATCACTGTAGCACTGAGAGCAAAGCTTGCTGAAAATGGTGTTGAAGGTGATAACATCATTGAAGGCCATGCGACTGGTGAAGAAGCGCTGAGCTTCTTCAACGATTACCTGTTTATTGATCAACTCAGAAAGTCTACCAAGTCTAAAGGTAAGATGTCTGAGCAACGTGTGCCGTACAATATGCGCGCTGAAGGCCGTGATGCACTGGCTACTTGGTGGGCTGAGTACATGGATGAGCAGATGTTTATGTATCTTTCAGGTGCTCGTGGGGTAGATACATCTTATAAAGTACCTATTGGGTGGACTGGTCGTGCCAATAACACTTTGACTGCTCCTGATTCGTCTCATCAATTTTATTCTGGTGACGCTACCGGTGCAGCTGACCTTGCTACAGATGATATTCTTGGTCTTCTGGACATAGAGCGTCTTGTAGCATCAGCTGAGACTATGGATCCTATGATCCAAGGTATCAATGTTGGCGGTGAGAAGAAGTTTGTATTTCTTATGCACACCTATCAAGCCTTCCAGCTTCGCACTTCTACGACCACAAACGACTGGATGGATATCCAGAAGAATGCTGGTAACCGCGGAAATAACTTGGTATATAAGAATGCACTTGGAGAGTATGCAGATGTAATTCTTCATAAGCATCGTAACACTGTTAGGTTTGACACCACTACTCATAATGTAGCTGCTGCAAGAGCTCTCTTTATGGGTGCTCAAGCTGGACTCATGGCTTATGGTCAAAACTCCTCTCCTAATCGTTATTCTTGGAACGAGGACAAAGATGACCGTGGTAACGCTCTGGCTATTACTGCAGGGGCCATATTTGGTGTTAAGCGCGCAACTTTTAATAGCAAGGCTTTCGGTCTTATGGCTATAGATTCTTACTGTCCGACTCCCGCTGGCGTAGTTACTAGCTAATATGGAGTTAGTTTGAATTAAACCCAGGACCTTGTGTCCTGGGTTTAGGAGGAAAATATGCTATTGAAATATACTGGAAAACGGAAAATGTTCACTTATATGAACTTGGACTTTTCTACAGGAGTAGCTGAAGTAGATGATATCTTAGGCGCAAAACTCATAGCTGAGAGTAATGGTACTTTTATTAACGCCAATGAAGCTGCGCCTGTTATTAAAGCAGCACCAGCAGATAAGCCCGCACCTAAACCTAAACCAGTTGCAAAAGCTAAACCAAAAGTAGTTAAGAAAGCTAGTTAGTTTGAATTAGGGCCTTTACGGAGGCTCTACTTGAGATTAACTCTATCCTAAGGTTATTATGGAATTGACAGAGCTAGAACAAGCGTTTAGAGATTTGACGTCCGATTTAGTAGAACCATACTTATGGTCGTCTGATTTGGTAGCTAGCTATGCTGATCAAGCTGAGCAAGAGGCTTGTTCAAGGCGGCCATTGCTAACCACTTCTACGGATTCTACACTATGTAATATTACTATTGTTTCTGGTACCTCTAATTATTCTAGACATCAAGCTATTTTACAGGTCTATAGTGCCAGGCTTACTATAGGGACTGATATTTATAACCTCTTTATAACTAATGAGAATGAAATAAATTTCATAGATCCTGATTGGTTCTTGTTAGAAGCAGGAACACCGGAGTACTTAATTCTTACTGACACCGGGTTTAAGTTAGTTCCTACACCAAATGCTAACGGAACATTGAACCTAAGTATATCACACATTCCCATCTATAGAATTTCAGAGACTGGCGAGCTATCTATAAGCGAAGCACACCAGTATAATCTTTTATATTGGATGCTACATTTAGCCTACTCTAAAATGGACGCTGACACATTTAACGCAGATCTTTCTGCGTTAAATGCAATGAAATTTGCAAACCATTTTGGAGACCCAAGGGACGCTAATATTGTTAAGTCTGTTCGTACAGTTCGTGATACACGAGCTCAAGGAGGCTGGATTTAATGGTCTATACTAGCTCTAGAAGCGGCGAAGTAACCGCCGGACCTTTTCCTAAAGGTATGAATAATAAAACAGCTGACTATGACTTACCTGATGGTACAGTAAGAAATATAGTTAACGCAGATATAACAGACTCTGGAACGGCTAGACAACGAGCAGGTTTAACAAAAGTATACTCTGGGCTAGCACTTAAAGGTGGTTACAAAGGATACTTTATAGAAGGTGGCGATCTTTGTTATTTAAATGATAATTTCACAAAAACTATTTTAATATCTGGACTTACCGGAACTGAGTTTTGTTTCTGCTATCAAACAGGGAAAGTATATTTTAGTGACGGTGTAATAAATAGAATTTTGAGCGGTACTTCTGTTTCTAAATGGGGGTTATCAGCTCCTTCAACTCCTACTATTATAGGTACTACTGGTACATATAGTCCAGGAACATATTTAGCAGCTATTTCATGGGTAGATATTGATGGCGTAGAGCATGGGTCTTCTAATATAGCTAGCTTGTATTTAGGCACTGCTGGCGGAATTTCATTTATTAATTTGCCAGCTTTAATAGACGGTGCAGTAGCTCTACGACTTTATTTATCAGCTGTAAATGGCAAAGAACTATACCACATAGCCGATGTTACCTCATCTAGTTACTCAATTATGTCTGGTAGGTATGATGAAGGGTTACCAGCTGAAAATTTATTTGTTTCTCCGCCACCACCTGCGTCTATAATAAGATTCTACAAAGGTCGAGCTTATGTAGCCGATACTAATGGAGTGCTATGGTATTCAAATCCTTTTGCGTATTCGCATTTTGTATACTCTAGTAACTATATAGTTTTTTCTGAAATTAATATAGTAGAGCCTGTAAATAATGGAATTTTTATAGCTACTGATACAGAAACATTTTTCTATGAGGGCACTCCTGAAAATGGGTTCAATATTACAAAAATACTTGACTATGGAGCTATAAAAGGTACAGGATACAGGGATCCAAAATCTACTGATGTACTATGGTTGTCTACCCGTGGTATAATACGTGGAAGTGAAGATGGCTCATTTGAAAATACGCAAGAAGCAAATGTAGCCGTTGAGTCAGGCGACTCAGGCAGTCTAATAGTTCGTGAACAAAATGGATTAAAACAGGCAATTTCAGTAATTAAAAATCCAACAACTTCTGTATTAGCAGCCACGAGTTTTATAGATGCAGAAATAATAAGGAGATCTTAATGGAAGAGTTAAAAGGTGGATTTGAGTATACCATTGAGCATTTAGATAGATATGGCACAATTAAATCTGTTGAAATTATAAAAAATATAATGCCAACAGTCGCATTGAACCATATATTATCAGCTACTTTGCTGGGCGCCTCGCAGTATACATCATGGTACCTAGGATTATACACAGCTAGCTATTCTCCCGTTGCTGGTGATACTATGACTTCTCTCATAGGAGCTTGTAGTGAAACAAGTGCATACGGAGCTGGAACTAATAGGGATGAAATTACATTTCCTAGTGCATCTGCGGGAGCAGTAACTACTGCAGCTGATCCTAATGTCCTTACATTTACGGCCAATACTACAGTAACTGGCGGATTTATAACAAGCGGTATAACTATAGGGGGCACAACTGGTATACTGTTATCAGCTGTCCAGTTTTCAAGTCCTAAAATTATTGAGTCCGGAGAGAGCTTGAGGGTACCTTTAGGTATAACTCTAGCCTCAGCTTAAGGAGGAGAAATGACAGCTTTATCTAATTATGCAGAAAATGCAGTTCTTGACTGGCTCTTAGATACTGGTAACGCGACCATATATGTGGCTCTTCATACGGAAGACCCTACAGAGGCAGGTGATACTGGTGAAGTAAATACAGGAGATGATACTTCGTATGCTAGAAAAGTAGTTACTATGGGCACCGCTGCAGACGGCCAGAGTGCATCAACCACAGCTGTCTCATGGACAGCAGGTACTGTAGCTACTCCATTTACTGTAACTCATGCTAGTTTATGGGACGATGTTTCTGGAGGAAATTGTTTATTAAAAGGCGCTTTAACAGCTGCTAGGAATATAACAACTGGGTATGTTTTAACTTTTGATATCGGCGAAATCGTCGCTACTTTAGACTAAGGTGATATAATGGCATTTAAAATAAGCACAGGACTTCAAACACATCTCTTGACTACTGGGTCCCTTAAGGACGCTGTAGACGATTTGGTATTCAAAATTTATGGAAGCCCTACAAGCCAAGCAGCAGCAGATGCATTAGTCCCAGATGAAGCAGATGACTCTGTGTCTGCGGCTACTTTGCTTTGCATAGTATCTGTAGACTCATTAGGTACTGGAGTTAGTTTTGATGCTACTCCTGTAAGTGGAGCGCTATATAAAACTTCATCTGAGACTTGGACAGGCGATAACGTCGCATCAGGGTACGCATCTTTCTATAGACTGGAAGATTATTCAGATGATGGGTCAGCATCAGATACAGCAATTAGGGGCCAAGGAAGCGTAGGCACTATTAATGCTGATCTTATAGTAGCGAGTGCGTATCTTACACTTGGCGAAGAACAGCGTATTGACTCTTATGCTATAGGTCTTCCTACGGAGTAAACTATGTCAGGAGTACTATACGCATACGGGAATAATGACGAAGATCTAGTTTTAGGTTACGAGGGTGTCCCTGTTATAACCGAACCTAGTGTTCTTACTGGATTTAGTAATCCTGTTTGGGACTATGTTGTAAATTCTAGGTACTCCGCTGCCGCAGTAAAAAATAATGGTGACCTATACACTTGGGGCGATAATTACTATGGCCAGCTAGGTACGGGTGATAAAGTCGACAGCACAGTTCCTGTATTAGTGCTTACAAATGTAGTTAAAGTGGCTATGTCACGAAGTGTCTGTATGGCCATAACTACAGATGGAAGTCTTTATGTATGGGGAGAAGGTTCTGACGGCCGTTTAGGGCTAGGAGGTAGTACTGATATTCTTACTCCTACAAAAGTAGGCTCAGCGTCTTGGCAAGATATTCACACTACAGGATACTGTACAGTAGGTATACAGTCTAATGGTACTTTATGGACATGGGGCTCTTCTAACTTTAGCGGAAATTTAGCATACGGAGACACGAGTACTTCAAATGTACCAGTTCAGATAGGCAGTGACTCTGATTGGGCATCCTGCTATATGTCTGATAGCACTTTAGCTGTACTAAAGACCAGCGGTGTTTTATGGATGTGCGGTAATAATTCATCAGGTCAACTAGGTATATCAAATACTACGACATATAGATATTTACGAGAAATAACTTATGATGGCATAACTTTTAAATCAATAGGCCCTAATACTTCGCAAACATCTCAAGCAATTGGAACTAATGGCCGTTGGTATGGCTGGGGTGGCTATGGTATAGAAGGAGACCCTTGGTATCAAGGTTATGCTCAAAATATTCTTTATCCTAGATTAGTTGGCAGACAAAGTTCTTTATTAGATGATTTTAGTAATTGGGCCTATGTAGTGGGCCAAATTGATCAGTCATATTTACTAGCAGATGAAGACCGACAGCTATGGCAAGTTTATGCAGAGGGCGCTGACATAATCACAATGTTTGAGGATTATAATATAGGACAAGGATCTGGTACTAACCTAGTATTTGCAGTAACTTATGTGCCTTTTAGGTTTTGGACAAAGTTTGACGGGCAGACCGAGATACTATGATAACTTTTGATGGAGACAGAAGTAAGCGTAGAAAATGGTACGCTGAAAAACAGGCTAAGATTCTAGAGTCTTTAGACTTAACTTGTACTTCATCAAAATGGGACGGGTTTCTTTTTAAAACAACAAAAGTAAACGATATAGTTAGTGGACGAGTTACTGCACCGGCTGGATTAATAGTTCTTCATTCTACTAAGTCCGGAATCCAAATAGCTATGTTGGAATTTTGGGGTGGCTCTATAACAGCGTTTGGAAATATAAATACTATAGGATTTTCACCTGAGTCTAGTGAAAAACCGGCTGTTAGATACTTTGAGTTCTTAGAAAATGAAGAAGATTTTACAGATGCTGGATATACTATTCAAGAGTACGAACCAAATGTTTTAACTTCAGTATTTGGGACAGGCGAGTTATTAACAGAAGGCGGAAATATAATAATGGACACGGAGACAGAGTACGACGATCTACCGTGCACTCCTGATATATTTCCATATGAGTCTAGTGAAGCACTCTGGATGACGATAACTGATAGAATGGAGTATCCAGATGCTAATCCAGCTACTGGATTCACATATAGTAAATACGTGCTAGAACATGCATTTTTATACTATATGTCTAATAACTCTAGCATCACAGGTCATTTAGCAGTGCTATTTCATGAGGACTGGCACTGGTCAAAACCAGCGGTATACCACTGGCCAGACCAACGTTTATGGAGTACTACGCAAAGGCTTAATAAGTCTACAGTATGTTTACTGAGAAATAGTTTAAGTTATCCAAATACAGTATTTGGAAATATGCTCATAGTCTCATATGAAATATCAGCACCTGTTACAGGGATAAAGCCTCAAAGTATATCTTATACTACCCTTGAATCATTAATTCCAGAAGATAGCGGTATACCGGAGGTACTGCGTACTAATATAATAACTTTAAATGCGGTTCCGGATCAATTGTTATCGTGTGCCCCAATGGGTACATATAGATTTATTCTGGACGGAGTCGAGTATTTCTTTCATGCTGTTAGAACTATAACAGATTCTACAACTATGCAAGACTACTATGAAGCTCATCCTAGTAATTCTAAGTGGAGTATGTTCTATATCTTTAAAATTGGCGAAGTAACTACTCTTGTTGATTCTAGTAGCTTTTTAGCTCTATTGGACAGTTACTCTTCGCAAAGTTTAGTTTCTAATACCACACAAGTTGCACCAGACTACGAGTACGATCAAGCAGCATGGACATTAGCTGCGGAAGTATTTATGTACATAACTCAAGTGCCGCCAAATTATCATAACAGCATATTTCCATACGATTCGTATATGTTTCATACGCACGACGGTAAAATATGCTCGTGGTCTAGACGACTTGGCTGTTTTAGAATTTCAGTAACAGGTATTGAGGGGCCTTCTGATTTTACTTTTATTTTGCCAAGTGAAGTGACAACAGAAGACGGAGTTCAGCCAACTATAAGTTACGCTGGGACTTACGACGAGGGACCTTGTTACTTGTGTATATGTAACAAAGTTAAAGACTCAGTAAAAGGCATATACTATGGAAGTCCATTTGACTTAGACTCTTGGAACATATTACCTACAGTACAAGAAATAGACATAGATTATACTTTAATATTTGCAAGGCCTATCAAAGTATCTTATACAGAGGTTAGACTTTTAGGAGTTATTAAATATCCAGCGCCAACAGAGGAAGACCCAACAAAAGAAGAATATAAAGCTGCGTATTTATCGTATACAGGGCAGGAGACTGATATGTGGCAATTTCTTAGTATGCTTCCTTTCGAAGTTGACGATGAATCAACATTTAATATGAGCCTCTTTGGTAATGATCCATTAGTATACGATATTATTAATTATCCTTCGCCAACTGGAGCCACTCCTCAAATACAAATAGCTCCTAATTATAGTTCTTACAATTCGGCATTATAATGACTGTACTACAAAAAGACCATATAGTAAGAGTTATCCCAGGTAATCCTGGTAGTCCAGCTATTCCTGCTATTCCTGCTACACCAGGCTACTATACTAATGTAGCAGTAGCAAGACCTGGTAACTCTGGAACCTTAACTCCAATTCCACCTGAGACTGTGGTAGTTGATCCACCAACTGCAGATCCAGAGCCTTATATAGATGACCAAGGAATAGATACTATATTTTCATATAATCATCCTGCAGTTCAGTTTCAAAATTGGCGACCAGCTACGTGGGAAGAGATAGCTACGCTATTCACTGGGGGCCAGTCTTTTTACTCACAGCGAGTTAGAAGTACTACGCGTTATTATATAAATGAAGTGGGCCATGCAGTACCCTATCGCCTTTTAATTCATTATCCAGTTAGTAAATGTGATGTATCGCTAGGTATACTAGATATAAATATTAATACGCCACAATTACATGTTAGGCTTCCGTACGCTGGAACTTCGCGATTATCCAATATGGCTTTAGCGCTTATTAATTTAAATGGAACAATAGCACCGTATATATGTATTGGTAATTTTCCAGCTCCTGTAACAAATCCAACATATGATTTTATAGTACAGACAGTTCTTGAGGGCGAACGGTTTAATGTTCATGAGTATTATTCATGTTCGTATTACCGTGATACTAATGGAGTTGGTGGCACAAATAGCGAATATATAGAGGCAATATAATGGCTGGATACGACAGTACTGTTTTTAGTCTTGTAAATAACGTTATAGGGCCAGGTTCGGGGGTTACTTTTGAAACTGAACTTATGTACGTACCTCCACGTCCGTACATACCAGGTACACCAGCAATTCCGCCAACACCGGCTCAAATTAGATATCTAAAGAATAAGGGCTGGAACACATCAGCTAGAAGCGTTAATCCTTTTCTTAAAGATACTTATTATAATTTTACTTGTTCTACCGGTATAGAAGGTTGTTGTATTGGCATTGGTAATAGAACATTTACTGGTCATAATTTATCACAGTTTCAGCATGCCATAATTTGTAATACAGATGGTATTGAAGTATTTGAATCTGGAGAAACAGTAACTATATTAACTAATCAACAGACATCAGGTATAGATATACGAGTTTATAGAGATGATGATGAGACTATACATTATGTAGTCACAGCTACGGTATATGTTAGTATTCATGGGTCACTGATGCCTATTGGAGAGGAGACATTTGTATATAAAAGTCTAACGGCCAATACCATTAT